GCAGACATTAGCCTGGCTGCCGATGCAGCCGCTACCGCGACCGCATCCGCCACTTTAAACCATGAGCAAACGCTTTCGGTTTCTGCGCTGGCCGCAGCCGTCGGCACTGGTGCGCTAGATTTAACGCAGGGCCTATCCGCCAGTGCTGCCGCTACCGCAACCGCCAGCGGCGCGCTATTTTCCACGCTGAGTCTATCCGGCGCCTCAATTGCGGTGGCCACGGCAAGCGGTGTGATCAATCAAAGCATCGGCTTGTCCGGTTCAGCCGCCTCAATCACCGTCGCCAATGGCATTGCCAGCATCACCACCACTTTAACGGGTGCTGCATTCGCGGTCAGCTTGGCGTCGGGAGCGTTAAGCTCCGCCATGGCATTGCAGGGCGCGGCCAGTGGCAATGGCACGGCCACGGGTGCGATCAACCTAACCAGTAACCTATCGGCTGCGGCTTTGTCGGCGGCGTTAGCCAGCGGCAATTTAGATGCCGGCAGTGACAGCTCACTGTCAGGCAACGCGCAAGCGGCCGCTAGCGCCGCCGGTCTGCTGATGCAAGCGGTCCCCGTTTTGGGAGCCGCCACAGTCACTGTCACCGGTGCGGGTGGTTTGACCAGCACACAAAGCCTGTCTGGTTCAGCGTCTGTATCGGCACTGGCTAGCGGTGATTTGCAAATTACCGGCATTGGCTTGTCAGCTTCGGCCATCGCGGACGTCATCGCTGGCGGCTCGATCACCTTGAACATGGACTTATCCGCCACGGCCTTGGCCGGCGCCTTAGCCACAGGCACTTTAGATCTATTAGACATCTGGTCGGGTGCGTTCATCAATAAATATACCTTACAACCGGTTCGTGATTACAGGCTGACAGCCCGTGAACGCAACTACTCCTTGACCGCGCCCTCGCGCACTTACACCTTGACGGCTGCCGCATGAAAATCAGTGCCAAAGTACCCGCCGAAATCATCCCGGTCACGTTTGATTACAGTGAAATGCTACCTGCCACGGCAACGCTGAGCATCGTTTCCACCTCGATTGCCGTAATCACCGGCACCGATGCCAGCGCCGCGACCATGTTATTCGGTTCACCCGTGCTAGACGGCTTGACGGTCGTGCAATTAGTCCGTAATGGCGTAGCAGGCGCAACCTATAACCTCGCGTGTCTGGTTGCAGTAGGCCAGGAAAAGTATCAAATCGATGGCAACATGGATTGCAAAGTGAGGCACTCATGAACTTTGCCGCTTTAATTCCTGATGTCGTGCTGATCAACACCTTGGGCGATGACATTATTTATCACGCTAAAACCGGCGATGTGGCTATTAAAGCCATCGTCGGGCAAACGCTGGATCCAGTGTATGCCCAAGACGCCTATTTAACCGAAAAGCGCCTGGCGGTCGATGTCGCGGTTGCGGATTGCGTGGGCCTGGTCAAAGGCAGTAAATTCAGCATCAACGGCAAAAAATACACAGTCGATGTCGTGATCGAAAACGACGGCTTTTTTGCAAAATGCTTGGTGGTATAAATGGCTGACACAATCCGCGAACAAATCATTCAGGCCGTTCTGGCACGGGTTGAGCCCTTGTCCGGCTTGCCGGTAGAACGTGCCCAACGCAGTTGGGGCGAAACCACGGACCGTTTCATTTCCGTATGGGACGGTGCCGAGGAAAAAATCGGCGAAAGAATGGGCGTTGAACAACTGCGCTTTGAAATCGCCATCGATGTGATCTGGCAAGCCACCGACAACGAAAGCGTCGAGGCCAATGCCTTGATGGGTGAAATCGACAGCACCGTGCGCAACGCCGACCGCACCTGGGGCGGCTTAGCCGTCAAAACCGATCGAGTCCGCTTAGCGCCGCAATACACCGAAGACGGCAGTCGTTACACCCGCTTAACGGCCATTTACAGCATTCAATATCACACCCCCATCGGCGATCCCTATACAGCGGTGACCCTTTAATTTCAACTAGCACAACACGACGATGAAAACACAGACTCAACTGCTACACGAAACCCTGATTCGACTCGCAAAAGGCATGATTTCCGCTTGGGAAAAATGGTTAAAAGACACACAAAACGCATAGAATAAAGCCCCGCCAGGGCGTAAAATACCGGCAACATTTGAATGACTAACCACGCCAGCGCGCGCCTATCCGCACTTCGGTAACGATTGGCAATAGCAACCTCGGCTTTAAACGAGGGCTATTGCCATGGCTAACGCCGAAAACGCAAAACTGCAATATGAAGCGGGTCAAACCGCTGTATCGATGTCTGCGCTCACCGATTCCGGTGACGCAACCCTTTTTAACTCAACCGCTGATCTGTTCTCCAAAAAATCAGGCTATGCACCCGATGTGCGTCCCAATGGCCTGATCACTGGCGGCGCAGTCATTACGGCAGTGTCTGCCACCAATGACAAAGTCGATGTTGCCGCGCTGTCGGTTTACCTGGCGGGCGTAAAAACCGCAGTGGCCGCCGCCTCCAACGTTTCCGTAACACGCGGCGCATCAACCAACACCCACGCGATTACCTCGATCACTGTGTCCAGTGCCGGCGCAATTGCCGCGGTCGCGGGCACGGCCGGAACCGCGTTCAGTGAAACCCGTGGCGCCGCCGGTGGCGCGCCTTACATTCCGGTGGGTAGCGTCGAAATTGCCCAGGTCAAAACGACCAGCATCACCGCCGCCGTCATCGATGACAGTGAAATCTTCCAAGTGGTCGGCTTGCATCAAGAGCGCTATGACTACCCAATTTTTGACATCGATTACGGCACCGGTCAAGTGGCCTTCAACAGCGCTTTGCCAAAGATTCACACCGGCGACCTGCCCAAAAAAGTCTATGCCAGCTATGCCGAACCGATCTTTTCCGACATCTCCCTGGCTTCGGATTTTGTACCCGCTGAAACCTCGCACAGCGTCAGCTCAACGCAGGTTTACGGCTCTACGCTCGGCAGCTCGTCCAGCTCGCTCGGCCAAGCCTCGTTTACCGCGTATTTAAACGACGGCATCGGCGATGCCTTGGTCTCGCTGAAAAACGAGATCCTTTGGTTCAAGTTCTACCCGGACCGCTACAAAACCCCGTACATGCTCACCCAAGGCAAGCTTGGCATCAGCCGCACCTTCCCTGCTGGTGACAATGTACAAGCCTCTTGCACGATCAGTGCGGAATCGGCTTCTACTGAGGTCAATGTCTAATGAGCTTTGACAGCAAAGCCTTTATGCACGCTCAATTCGCGCCAAGGACGGCGCGGGTTGATGTCCCGGGCCTGATCGATTGGTTTAACGACGCGCCGCCGGTTTGGGTCGTGCGCGGCCAAACCGCTAATGAAGTCGCGCTCACCAATGCCGCCGCCGAAAAGCACAAAGCCGTCGATTCCATCGTCAAAGCCATCGCCGAAAACGCCGACAAGGTCAACGCGATCAAGAAAGCCATCGGCGTAGCCGGCGATACCCCGTCAGACATCATCAAACGCCTCGAGCAACTGGTGCAGTGTTCGATCGATCCGGTGATCACCCTCGATGTTGCGGTCAAGCTGGCTGAAGTGCGACCAGTCGAGTTTTTTATTTTGACCAACGAAATCGTCAAACTCACCGGCCTGGGGCAAGACCTAAAAAAGCCGCTAGCCTCTGGCGAGACGACGAAGTCAGAGGAATGATGACCTTGCTGGATGTGCGCGGGGGCTATTTGTACGAACACAAACCGAGTTTATTCCCGGAAGGCGAGATTAGTGGCTGCGAATTATTGTTGTGGGAAATGTACTACCACGAAAAAGCCCAACGCCAACCTAAACGATGAGTGAATTTTAGGGTGTTTTTTAGCTTACAAATCAAAGCCTTACAAGGCAAAAAATCGGCCCAACTCTCCTACGCGCGCAAAATGGGTTTGATGGGCACAATCACCCGCGCCACGCGCGTAGATAAGGCATAAACGATGGCAGATTTAACCAAAACAGTCGAGATTATCTTTGGGGCGGTGGATAACACCGGAGAAGGCTTGCGAAATGTTTCAGGCAGTCTAAGCACCTTATCTGAAAATACAAGCAATATAACCGGCCCACTATCGCAAGTTGCCGAATTTGCCACGAAAGCAGAAACGGCTGTACTGGCGCTCGCGTTAGCTTATGGCGGCTATGCGATGACTAAAGCCGCCGAATTTGAGCAGGCACAAATCGATTTAAATAAAACGTTAGGCGAGGGCGATCCTGCCATTGGCGATTTTACTGATTCGGTAATGAAGCTGTCAGAGCAATATGGCATTTCATCTGCGCAAATTTTGCAAGGCATAGCCAATTTCAAGCAAGCAGGATTCACGGCGCAAGAGGCCGCTGACTTACAGAAAAATGCTTTAGATTTAATGATTGCTGGCGACGTTGAGGCCGCCCGTGCATCAGAAATTTTAATTAGTACAATTAAAGGCTTTGGTGGCGAAGCCAGTGACGCAGCTCGTTATATTGAGGCGTTGAATAACGTATCAAATGATTATGCCACTGACGTCAACCAGCTCGCAGAAGGTATGAGCCGCGTTGCGCCAATTCTTAAAACAATGGGCTTTTCTTTTGAAGAAGGCACTGCGTTATTGACACCAATGATCGAGGTGTTTAGAGATGGTGGTGTTGCAGCAGAAGCCTTAAAAACAGGTCTGTTGAAATTATTGGATGATTCAAAACCTGTTACCGATGCTCTTAAATTGCTGGGCGTTTCTCAGCTTGATTTAAATGGCAACATGCGTTCTGGAAAAGATATTTTTTATGATGTTGCCAAAGCATTTCAAAACCTTGATCAAAACCAAAAGTTAGTTTTTGCGGGTCAATTGTTTGGCATTGAACAGGCGCCAAAGCTCGTTACAGTATTTGATAATTTAGCAAAAGTGAATGAAATCACGGCCTCGGCCATGGCTAAAACAGGAAGTGCTGCTAAAGAAGTTGAATCGCGTTTAGGTAGTACGACAAAGCAAACAGATATTTTAGTTGCTGCTTTTGATAACCTTTCAATTGTTTTAGGTAAAAAGCTTAATGAACAGTTTGCATCAGTTATAGGTGGTGCGGCAGATATTTTAAAAGCCTTGCGAAGCATTGTTGAGAGTGGTGGGCTAGATAAGTTTTTTGAAGCGTTGCGGCCAACGGTTGAACAATTTGGGGCTACTTTACAAAACATAGCAAAAAACTTACCCGCTGCATTTGAAAAAGTTGATTTTTCGAAGTTGATTGCGGCTTTTAAAGATATGGGAGGTGAAATTGCACATATCTTTGATGGTGTAGACCTGAACACACCCGAAGGTTTAGCAAATGCCATACAGTTTGTTGTTGATACACTTGAGTCACTGACTTTGGTGGTGTCTGGTGTAATTGAAGCTTGGGAACCAATGATTGATGAGTTCATAAAAGGCATTGATCAATTTAATGAATTGGATACCACCAGTAAAAAAACATTTGGCACTATTTCAGGGTTGGCCGACATTTTTGAAACATTCAAAAGCATCATCACCGGTGGTTTCGACGCGTTAGACACAATTGGAAAAGCCTTAACGGTAATTGCTACTGTGAATGCTGGAACAGCTCTCGCCGCGATTGTGCCAAGTCTTACCGCCATTTCTGCCGCAAGCGCGGGTGTTGTTGGCCTTGGCGTTGCAGTCGCTGCGCTCGCGACGGGGCCCGCTTATCGTGAGTGGCAACAAAGACAAGATGATGTGGCTGAATCATCTAAGCACCTTGATGAAACACAAGGAAAAATCAGAGAACGATTAAAGGAAATTAGTAACAGTACAGGAATTACCGTTAAAACCATGGACGAGTTAAACGCAAAGGTTAAGGATAATGTTCTTGTTTTTAACGACGCCACCGGAAAATACGAGCGAAACAAAGAAAGCATCAAAGGGGTTGGCGATGCCAGCAATGAGGCAGCAAAGGGCAGTGCTAACTTTGCTGAATGGACAAAGCTGGTTGCAGCATCAATGGGTTTGATGGGTGACCAAGCCAAAAAAACCGGCACCGAATTCCAAAACCTCGAAGATGCTCAAACCGCGCTCTGGTATGCCGTCAAAGACGGGAAAAACGTTTACATCGATTTTGAAGACGGTCTTTGGAAGATCAAAGACGCCGCCAAAGGCTACGGAACCAGCCTAGACGACGCCAAAAACTCAACCGACGCCGCCGCCAACGCTGCCAAGGAAGGCTCCAAAGAATGGAAAACCATTCAAGACGCCTTGCTAGAGTCCGAAAAAGCCGCCAACGAATTCAAAATCAAAATGGCCGATTTGGCCTTGCAAAAGTATGAGATCGATGTGCGCGCCAATGTGGATCTGCAAACAGCGGAAATTGAAGCGAATACCGCGCGTATTGGCGCTGCTTTACAGGCAACCGCAGATATTATTGGTCATTTATCCTCCAGCGTTACGGATTTATGGGTTGCGTTCTCAGATAAAGCCGGTTTCAAAGGCGGCGGGGCGTTAGCCGATGCCGCTAGACGCATGGAAGATCGTCTTGATCAACAATTAGAGCTAGAAAGGATGCAGATTGAAGCGGTTGTCGATCAAGCGAGAGCCACCGCCAACCGCCTCAACTCCGGCGAGCCCATCATCAGCATCGATGCCCGCGAACTCGCGCCCGAGCTGGAGCTGGTGTTCGACAAAATTCTACGCTACACACAAGTCAAAGCCTCGCAACAAGGGCTATCGCTATTGGTGGGTTTATGATCATTTCGCTTTGCGCGTATTTATTCGACTACACGGCGCCACACCAACTGGAACCGGACATGCAGAACAGCGATTTCACCGTCACCTCGCGCCGCGTCTCCCGCACCGCAACCCTCGACGGCGGCGCGTTGATCGTCGATAACGGCTACACCGCCTCCGATGCCACGTTTACCATTAGCGTGCCACAAATCACCTTTGAAGCCCGACTAAGCTTGCTCGAAACCATAAAAAATCATAGTTACTTAGTGATTTCCTGCAAAGCCGGCTGTTTTCTGGGGGTAGTTGAAAAAGTGGATGAGGCAAATGGCTTCAAAATTCGATTTTTAGTAAGCGAGCAACTCAATGCCTAAGCAATTATTCAGTAACAATGCTTCAACGACGCTATCGGCGGCCATCACAAGTGGTGCAACCAGTATCAGCGTGGCTACGGGTAAAGGTGCGTTATTCAACAGCCCTGCCAGTGGTAACTATGAATTATTAACCATTACTGATGGCACAAACTACGAAGTCGTCAAATGCACGGCCCGATCAGGTGATGTGTTTACGGTGTCGAGAGCGCAAGAGTCAACGACGGCTCGCGCATGGTCGGCAGGTGCAATTATTGCAGGCTATATAACCAAATCGACTTTAGAGGCATTTAGAAGTCAAGGCCAGGGAATTGATGCAATTGAGATCGGATATAGTGCCTCAGCTTCGGGTGATGAAGCGATTTCAATTGGAAGATTGGCGAATGCGTCCGGTTCTGGAGCAACAGCCATTGGTGTTTCTTCTGTTGCTTCCTCAGCGTCATCAACCGGCATAGGCAATAGCGCAAGTGCCACAAATACAAACTCTACTGCCATTGGAAAAAATGCAATTGCAAAAACTAGAACGTGTGCAGTCGGCGCAAATGCAAATAACTGGACCCTTGGAGTTACTCTGAACGCATGGGCACCGAATACCACTTACTCTGTAAACGATTATAAATTAATCGGGACCGATGTATGTGCTTGTGTTGTAGCGGGTCAGAGTGGTGCAACACAACCCTCCATCGCAGTGGAAAATGGCGCCACATTTTTAGATGGAACGGTTGTTTGGAGGCGTGAAAATGAAAATACGCAATCAGACACCGCAATTGGTTGTCAGGCTAACAGTCAATTTTATGCTGTTGCGGTTGGTGATTCAGCTAAAGCCTTTGATTTTGGTGTGGGAATTGGAAAAGATAGCTTTGCCGGTCAAAGTGGGGTAGCAATAGGTGCTGAGACGGTAACAGGGTCGGCTTCAAAGATAGCGATCGGTTATCAAACACGAAATGAGTTAATTGAAAAAAGCATTAAAATTTCCGCGCTGCCTGCCATGGAGCATCTATCAGAATGGTGGTTTGGTGCTGAATATAGCAAATACACCGGATTAGTAGGTCAAATAGCCTCTGAATATATCGATTTGACTGGTGGAAGTGCTTGGTCTTCAACAACAGCCATTACTCATGGTCATGTTAGACGGCCAACAACATCAAATGGTTGTCAATATTCTAGATTTGATTATGCAATAAAAACAAAAGACCCTCAAAAGCTGACTTATACCCCAAGTAATACGGGCTCAACAGAACCCAACTGGCCGACAGTGTTTGCTGATTCTGTAACCGATGGCTATGGGGATTGGATTTGTATGCCTCATGATGGATCTTATGTTATGTCATTGCCGGCCTCAATGATGATCGAAGAAGTATATTTTATTTGTTACGAAGCCCAAGGGATTAGCGCACAAGCCAGTATCAGCATTGGCACGACAGGCAATTTAACTAAAATCGTCAATAACCAGCCCACCGTAGGGTTGACTGAGAATCTGAGTGTAACCAAATGGGTGCCTACTCAGCCTATTATTGTGCCAGACATAACCATTAAAATTGATACACTGGCAACCGGTACGAAAATGCTGGGAAAATTCATGTTTCGCGGTTTTTATACACAGTTTACTTAATATGATTAATCAGTCTGCAATCAATAGCGCAACGATTAATAGTGCAGGTTCAGAAATTCGTTATGCTCCTGCTTTGCCCGTTATTTGGACAGCAACCCGTTATAAGTGCATTTTAACGGGGATTGAGAATGGATTAACAACAGATGTTGAGTTACCAATTTCATCTTTTCAAACTCGTTTAAGAAATGGTGGTATTTCATCAATATCATGTGTTTTAAAAGGTGCTGACGCTTACATTGATGCTATAACAGCTCGCAGTTTAGGAAAAATAAAAATTTTTAGAGATTATGTTTTGAGTGATGGTGGCGTGTCGAGTTATTTGATGGCGATGGGTGGCTTTGAAACTGTAGATCTCCAAAATGGCGGACGATCTGGGACAACCGGCACGTTGACCGCATTAGGTAATTTCACGCCTGCAATCAATCAATCTATTAGACTAAACAACCCAACGTATTTTGCAAAGCAATCCAATAAAAGGCGCTATCGATGCGAGATCAATCCAAACTTAAGACCTGGGGATACCGCGCTGATTAATAATGAAAGCCTAGTAGTTGATGAGATTATCTATATTGTAGATGTAAAAATGGCTACCATGGAGATTGCTGAATAGTGGGAAAGGCTTTGATTTTGTCTCACATTGGAGAAGGCAAGTATTCTATTCGGATTTATTTCGATAATAAAAAGATTGTTTCTAAGATTACCAGTTTACAAAATTTTATTACTGAACTAGAAATAAAAATTCAAGAATTACAGCCCCAAAAAACAGAAGCATTGATCGAGTTACAGGCCGCTATTTTTGCTTTAAATAACGCAATACAAAGCAATGTATCAGGCCAAGCCTTAATTGACTTGCAAAAACAGGCGATTGAAAAAAGAACTTATTTTGATAGATTAGTTGCTAGTGAAAAACGTTTAAAACTGTTTAAGCTTTCATCAGAAAAAGAAATCAGTTATTTACAAAAAACGTGTCCTGATACATTGGACACTACTGCCTGGTGCGTTTCAAGAAACACCAAGCTGACAGGATACACGCAAACGATAGAAGTGGATGGGTGTGTAGAACGAGATGTGCTAACGGACCAAATCAGAAATGACACCGGGTTTTGGATACCGGCATCGCAAGATCAAACGACACCCTATGTGCCAGATAACATTTTGCAACATGCTTTGGCTACATCCGTGCATGCTAATTGGTTAAACCTTGCGCTATTGCCAGCCGTGCAGCGTGATAGCGGTAAATACAGAGTTGCAACCATCACTAGCATTAATCGGGATGATAACAATTGCAACGTGACTTTAGATGGCCGATATACCGTTGAAAACGGATCAAAAAATTTAATGCCCAGTTTGCCAACGCATCCGATTGTTGATGGGGGGCAACAGCAAAATGTGAGTAATGTGACTATCTATTATCCTCCCTGCAATCAAAAAGTATTTGATGTTGGAGATAGAGTTATTGTAAGCCTTGAAAATGGGATAAAAGTCATCGGCTTTTATTCCAATCCAAAACGGTGCAGAAAAGTAATCACGTCCGGTCCTTTCAATGTAAGAATATTTTCGTTACCGCCAGTTATTTCAAACCCTGGGGCGGTTGCAACTTATAGCGAGGAATCTCATTATCAATTGTTTTATCATATTATTGATCGCCCTGAGCCGGAATTAGATGTTCTTGAACCCGACGGTTATAGTTATACGGCTTCAGCAACAGAAAATAATACAGGCCGGGTAACGACATGGTCACAAACGATTGGAAGTACATTACTAGAATACACCTACGCTTTTTCAAGCAGTATGTCATCAAATGAAACAGACAGCCCGCCCGGATCATCCAGTTCTTATACAAGAACACAAAACCTAGTTGTACAACTAAAAGCAAACGGAATTAGTCATGGCACTGTTTATGACATCACATTTGTTGATCAGTATTCTTTTGCATTTACCAGAAACGGTATGTCAGGGACTTATACAGGATCGCGTACACGTACAGTTAATGCGACAGCAAGCCAGCTTTATTTTTATGATGAAGAAGACATCGTAAAAGGAAGCATTGTTACCTCATCAAGCGGATCAAGACAGACAACGTGGGAAAATACAAACGACACTTTACCCGCGCATGCTACCTCTGACACATCAACGACAACGGTTACAACATACAAAACAGGCGATATGTCGGATATTGACGTGAATGAAGGAACAATCGTTCACAATACGTTTTGGGACACGTCATTCGGTACAAGAACACGCGTTGAAAACCCGCCAGAAGAAACCTATGTCTTGGGGACATTGGTCATGAGAAATTCATCCTGGTCGGGTGTTTTAGAAATAAAAAATTAATTTCAATCCACATCCTCTGGCCGCAAATGCGTATACCGTTTCAACGTCTGCCAGCTATCGTGCAGCGTAAACAATTGCACTTGCTCAATGCTATAACCCGCTTCAAACAACCGGCTGGTGGCTTCGTGCCGCAAATCATGAAAGTGCAGGTCTTTAATCTCTAACACCTGGCAGGCCCGTTGAAAAAGCGCGCCGATGGTTTGCGGGTTATACGGAAAAATCAAGCCATCGGTTTTCGGCTGTTTGCAAACAATCTTCCACGCGGATTT